CGAACCGCGCCGGTGTGTTCCTTGACGCAATCAGTGACAGGCGCATTGCAGCGGTGATTGAGGCTGGCGAAGACGACGACCTGATTGATAAAATCAGGCAGGCCGCCTGCGCCGTTGTTGAGGAACTATACAAGGTTGAAAGCGCGGGTGGCGTGGTATCCAGTGAGCGGGTCGGGCAGTATTCCATTACCTACGCGGAGGCGGAAACCAGAACGTCACAGCAAGACCGTATGGCGAGAGCCGCGCGGTTACACCTGCATGACACTGACCTGCTTTATCGTGGGGTAGAATGAAAACCAACGCAGATATTACGCTATACAGCCGAACGGTGGTAAATGGCGCTGAGGTATGGGTACGCTCCGTTATTCGTGGTGTTCACTGGGAAGACAGAAAGGCCGCCAATGTGATAGCGTCTGGCAACTTACAGGCTGACGCGGTGGCAATTTATATCCCAGATATGAGCGCCATTATCAAGGCGGAGGATGTGATTGTCAAGGGGGTTGTAACAAAGACGATTAGCCCTACCTACACCATGAGCAACTTGCGCGCTGACTACCGTGCCGTGATTGTGCGCTCCGTTGATACGATGGATTATGGCAGCGCAAATATGCGCCATATCCAGATAGGGGCAAGCTAATGGCGGTACAGAGGATTGACACGCCACGCGGCTCAGTTGTGCAAACAAAGCATGGCCGGGCTGAATTGGTGTGGCATACCAGCATGAAGCCGAAGTATGGGCAGGCTTACAGCGAGGCGCAGAAATACGTCGATAGCGAGATTTTGCGGCTATGTGAGCCATATATACCCCTAAAGACCAGTATGTTGATAAAATCGGGCATTTTGGGTACTGTGGCGGGCAGTGGTGAGGTCAAGTGGATAGCGCCTTATGCGCGTTATCAATACTATTTGCCAGAGCCGCGCAAAACACGGTCAAGCCCTGACCCGAACAGAGGGTCGTACTGGTTTGAACGTATGTGGATAGCGCACGGCAGGGCGGTTATGGCAGGCGCGCGGCAGCAGTTCGGCAAACAAATTAGGCTGGGCGGTTCATTCGGGACGATAAGATCATGAGCATTATTGAAAGCGTGAGAACGTATATCAAAGAATATGCAGGATTGAGCGAAGGCGCGCCCGTGTGGGTTGCCTATCTTGGCGCTACGGCTGGGCAGTATGATGTATTGCCGGTGGCGGGCGGTAAGGTGATTGAAACTTATATCAACGACACGAGATTATGTGAGTACCCGTTTGCGTTTCGTGGCATGGAAAGCACGGCTGATGAATTAGCACGGCTGGAAAGCTACGGTTTATTTGAAGCGTTCTCGGAATGGTTAGACCAGCAGACAATGGCGAATGAATTGCCGGAGTTAGATGGTGGCAAGACCGCAGAGGCGATTGAGGCTACCGGCTGGGGTTATCTATTTCAGGAAGGGCAAAGCGCAACGGGTGTTTACCAAATTTTGTGTAGATTAATTTACAAGGAGAATTTGAACTATGACGACAGCGAAAGTTAAACGCAGTCAATTTAGAACCTTCATTGACGTTGACCCTGGTTATCAGGATTGGGCCTTGATTGGTGACGGGGTGACGGCGGCTGAAATTGCCTACAATCCCGAAACCAGCGAAGAAACCTATATCCATCAGGACAGCGGCAGCGCGGAGATTGAGGGCTATAAGCCTAATATGCCGATTGAAGCAAGCGCAATCAATGGCGATGATGTGTTCGAGTATGTAGACGGGTTACGCAAGGCGCGTGCTATCTTGGACGCGGCTCATACCCAGGTCGTGAATGTGTGGCTGTATGAAGATGAAAGCTCCGGCGCTTACCCTGCTGAATTGCAGGACGTGACGGTTAGCATCGACTCATTTGGCGGTGATGGCGGCGCGAGCGCCAAAATCAATTACACCATTCATTATCGCGGCGACCCGACGTTAGGCACTTTCAACCCCACCACCCTGACATTCACACCGGCGGCCTAACATGGCAAATACCATCCGCATTGACACCGGGGTAAAGCGTATTCTTGTGAATGGCGATGAATCGCGGGTGATTGAGTTCAACCCGCAGGACACATTATTTGCGGAACGCTTCTATAACCTGCTGAAAGAATTTGAAACGAAGGCGGAAGAATTTAGCGCACGTGCTGATGAATTGATTACTGAGGAAGTTGACGAGTTCGGCATACCGGTAAATACCGGCGCGTTGCTTGCCCTGACCTCCGAGGTTTGCCAATATTTACGCGGGCAGATAGATCACGTCTTTGGCGCGGGAACATCGCAAGCCGCCTTTGGTGATGCTAATACCTTGAATATGTTTGAACAATTCTTCGAGGGCATCACACCATTTATACAGCGGGAACGTGAGCAGAAGGTAAAAAAGTACCAGGCGCGAAAATGATATGGGAAATGTGCTTATTGACGAACTGCCAGAAACGCTTACAGTAGCGGGCAAAGAATACGCAATACGCAGCGATTTTAGAACCGCGCTGCGTGTTCTGCTGGCGTTTGAAGATAATGGCTTGACCATGTTAGAAAAGCAAATGGTACTGATTGACAACCTATTCGTAGAAACACCGGCGGATATAGCGGAGGCTGGCAGGGCGGCAATTGCATACCTTGACGGCGGTGGTGACGATGGCGAAGAAGAAAGCATGGAAGGCGGCTTGCGATTGTACTCGTTTAGCAAAGACGCCAATATCATATATGCCGCCTTCCAGCAAACCCACGGTATCGACCTGCAAAAAGCACAACTGCACTGGTGGCAGTTCTTGGCGTTATTCATGGATATGGGCGCTGATACCACCTTCTGCAATCTGATTGGCTTACGCAAGCGGGTCAAGACTGGCAAGGCGAGCAAGGAAGAAAAACAGATGGCGCAGGATATGGGCAGTATGTTTGAAGTACCCGATATTGACATGCGCTCATTGGCAGAGCGTGAGGCGGACGCTGACTTCATGGAACAATATAGACAGGCAAAACGGGAACGGAGGCGCGCATAATGTACGATGGTGAAATCAGGATTGATACTCGCATAGATGAAAGCGGGTTCAACAAAGGCATAAAGAACATATCCGCAAAAATGAAAACGGTAGCGGGCAACCTGCTACAAACGTTTGCCAAAAGCGTTCTATGGGTCACAATCATTGCACAGGCGCTAACGACCATTGTATTTATGATCGGGCGCATGGCGCGGCAAATGTACCGTGCTATGAATATGTTAGGGCGGTTCGGTAATCAGACGGAGGCGATAAAAGAAAGCGTGCAACGGTTACGCAATTCTTTCTTTTCCGCGTTTGCCCCTCTGATTATCACAGCCTTGCCAGCAATTCAAGCGGTGGTGGATTGGCTGACCCGCATGGTAAATATTGTATCAATGATTATGGCACTGCTCAGGGGGCAGAATACAATCCTGGTAGCCAACGCAACGGCGGTACAGGACGCGGCGGGCAGCAGCGGTAAGATGGCAAAGAACATCAAAGAGGGAGAGAAGGCGGCGAAGGGTGCGCTGGCGGCGTTTGATGAAATCAACGTATTGCAGATGGAAGAACCGGATGATGGAGGCGGTGGAGGCGGTGGAGGCGGGGGCGGCATAGGGCTGACCGAGATACCGATTGACAATAAAATTACAGAGTGGTTTCAACGGTTACTTGATTTTATCGAGCCATTGATTGAGCCGTTGAAAGAGTTGTGGCAGTCACTTACCGACCTATGGGACGCCGCATCAATAGCCATGCAACCGCTGTTTGATTGGTTAGGGGCGGAGGGCAGCACACTATTAGAATGGATTCGTGACCTTGCCGTAGACGGTATTGAATGGCTGACCGAAAGAATAAAAGAATTGACCGAGTGGATACAGAACAACGAGGAAGCATTTAGAACAATAATGATTGTACTCGGCTTGGTTGCGCTTGCCTTCCTGTTGATATTATCCCCCGCGGCGTTAGTTGTGGCTATTATACTGGGCATCATAGCATTGGCGGCGGTTATTCATCATCATTGGGACGGAATAAAAGAGTTCTTTCAGGAATTATGGGAGAAAGTGAAAACGTTCTTTTCCGATGCTTGGGAGAAAATCAAGGTGATGGTATCCGGCGCGTGGGAATATGTAAAATATATATGGGGCGTGGTTGCCACATGGTTCAATGATACGGTTATCAAGCCGGTGGTGAAGTTTTTCACCACACTATGGGACGATATATCAAAACTTGCCGAAACAGCCTGGGGGCTTATAAAAAAGGTTTGGGATGTTGTGTTCCCCTGGTTCAGCGAGAATGTATTAGAGCCTGTCAAGGAGGCATTTGCTACCGCCTTCCAGTGGATTAGTGACAAGATTGAAACTATATTCACAGGCGTGAAGGATATTATCAAGGGCGTATTCAACACGGTCATTGACCTTATCAATGGTATGTTATCAGGCGCAATTTCTGGTATTAACACCCTGATTGACACCATGAACAGAGTTGGCACAAACATACCAGGCTGGAAGATTATCCCGCAATTGGTAGCGCCGCAAATACCACGATTGGCAAGCGGCGCGGTGATTCCCCCCAATTCTCAATTCTTGGCGGTGCTGGGCGACCAGCGCAGCGGGCGCAACCTGGAAGCGCCGGAGGGGCTTATCCGTCAGATTATCCGCGAGGAAATGGGCGACATGGGCGGGAAAGAAGTTACTATCAACTTCGCGGGTTCACTGGGCGCACTGGTGCGCGAGTTGAAACCATACATCGACAAAGAAAACAACCGCAAGGGTACGAGCTTTGCGGCGGGAGGTGCACGGTGAGTAACATTGTAATTATTGATGGCACAACCTATAACGTGCCGGTGGTGAAGATAAAAAGAAGCGCGGACTTCTTAGACAAATTTGCGGAGCGCACGGTAGATGGCAAACTGCACCGCGAACTTATCGGGGTTTATTTCAACTATCAATTGGAGTTTGGTAAGGCAGCAAGTGTAGCAGCTTATACAGCCTTGTGGA